TCATAAACAGCTCAAATTTATGTTATAGCCAAATCTAAATGGCCCGCGAATAGCGGTCGTAAGCCAAATAACTGGCTAAATATCACAACGGCTTGTGTGAAATGTAATCTCCAGAAAGGAGACAAAACACCACAACAAGCTAAAATGCCATTATTAAAATCACCATATGCACCATCGAAAAGCGAAAAATACTTGCCAATCTTTCAGTATCTGATTACAATAGATAAGGTGCCAGATGAGTGGTCACCTTACGTGTCTCATATAGTGAAGAAATAATGCCTACATATACTTTCGTGTGTTGTAAGTGTCAACATAAATTTGAGCTGTTTATGACGTTCGATAATTATACGGACGATCAAAAGTGTGAAAAATGCAAGGCTAAAGCTGATAGATCATATTCAGATGACCTTAGTAATGCTACTGGATTTGTTAGACTATCAGATAGCGAAATAAAAACATTAGGACATTTAGCACACAGAAATAGCGAAAAAATGAGTGCTGACCAAAAACAAGCATTGTACGCTAAGCACAATGCATATAAGGAAGAAAAAAATGGCGGCGAATTACCAACAGGAATGTCAAGAATGGAGAAGGGGCCAAAAACCATCTGGCCTAAATAATATGGAAACATACAACATTAAGCAAAAAACCGAAGAAGATAAGACTTATGATTATTACACTCTATTTGGTCAACACGACTACTTAGATAACGATAATTATCCTAGACTGGAAGATGGTACTGGAGATGTATTAGCTAAAAAAATATCTTCTAGTGATGGTGAGCGGCATTTTATTAAACTAGGCGCTCATGGCAAAATTTACAATCCTATTGGGTTATACTCAGAAGGTATGTCCAATAAGTTTATGACTAAAATTGGCAAGAAGGCTTGGGAGTTCAAAGCTGTTTCACCAAAGGTTTTCTCGTTGTATACTAATTTTCTCAAAACTAAAAATATCGCATGGCTTAGAAATGCAGAAAGAGAGATGGAATAATGGCAAAGATATCAAAAGTTAAGGAATATGCGGCCCGATACCTGCACGAAGTCATCGGTATGGAAGTAACGAATATTGCTAAGGAGATTGACGTAACAGCAGAGTCAATCAAGCAAGCATTGCATATTGATCCAGAAGGGCGAGCTAATATCAAAACCGCATCAAGTTCTACTAAGGACAGTAGCTTTATCAAACAAACTTGCAGCAAAGGCACCAAGAATGTTACTATAATGACAGAAGGTGCCGCTCAACTAGCTGATGAAGCAGCAAAGGTGGCTAGAAATACAACCAATACCAAATTTGATTCGTGTATACGTAGATCTCGTGACTAAATATATCTCCAAATATTCCAACGGTAAAAAGGTTTCAGCTGCTCAATATATTACCGAGCTAATTTGTGAAACCAAAGCCAGGATGGATAAAAAGGATTTGCATTACAGATTTTGGGTTAGCAAGGAGTGGGAAAAATTCTATAAAGGTCAAATCTTCACAGCCTATAAGCTGCTAAAAAAATATAGTGACAAAGCTATTATTGCAGCCATCAAGGATAAAAGATCTTACAAAACCTATTCGTTAAGGTCAAAATTCCTAGAGCCAATTATTATAGAACACGAGAAGATTATAGCTGTACAGAATACAGAATTAACATTGGAGCTTGATCGAAACAAACAAACCTACCAAAAACCAAAAAGTAAAAAAGGTATTATATCTAAATTAAAGGACATTGATAATGAGTAAAGTTAAAGACAGTGTTAAGAAAAAATTCGGTGATGGCATCTTGATGTCTGCTAATGCTGTTGTAGATCAAAACCTAATCACCATTCCAGTAAGCCCCTCTTTGGACATGGTTTTAAATGGTGGTATCCCAGAGGGTAGTTTTATTATCTTCACCGGACAGCCCAAATGTGGTAAAACTACAACGTCCCTAGACTTCGCCGCCACCGCTCAAAAACCAGAGTATGGTTACGATGACTTTAAAGATGGTCGCAACGTATACTATCTAAATATAGAAGGTCGCTTAAAAAAGAGAGACCTCGAAGGTATTCCACACCTTAATCTAGACAAATTCAATATCATTGGATCACAACAGGGTAAAATTCTTCACGCAGAAGAATACTTGCAAATAGCAGAACAAATTATTAACAACGAACCTGGATCCGTATTAATCATCGACTCTTATTCTGCGTTATGTACAGAAGCAGAAATTACATCAGATATGGAAAAAATGCAACGTGCAGATGGAGCAAAACTACTTGCTAAATTTTGCAGAAAGGTTGCCAATGTTATTCCTGTCAATAAAAATATCGTAATTGGTATTACTCATCTTATGGGTAATCCAGGGTATGGTAATGTAGAATTTAAAGAAAAGTCTGGCCAAGCCATTGCGTACCAAACAGACGTTAAATTAAGGGCTAAATTTTTCTCGCCTTGGACAGTTGGTAAAGACAATACTCAAATTGGGCAGACTATTGACTGGCAAGTTTTATGTTCAGCACTAGGTCCTCCTGGAGGTAATATTAAAAGCTATCTAAGATATGGTGAAGGTATTGATAAGGCTATGGAAATATGTAGTCTAGCTAAAGACATAGGACTTATTGATTTGGCCGGATCTTGGTATACAATCACAGCTATTAAAGATAAGCCTAAATTTCAGGGAGAAGAAAAAACCAGAAATTATATTGCAGAAAACCCAGATGTATACGATACATTGTGGGGTGAAATTAAGGATACTATGGGTATAAAATGATTGATGTGGTCGATTTAGATGGTCAAATGCAAAGATGGTCCCTAAAGGGCCATATTGCTAAAGGCACACTAAAAAACAAGTCTGCATTACATCTGAAAGCTAGAGAATTAATCCATCAAGTATTTCCTACGATGCAGATTCTGGAAGAAGTGGGTATTCCATTACGCAAAGCGGAGACACTGTACCTTGACTTTTTCGTTCCGCTTGCTAGAATTTGTATAGAGGTTCACGGTGAACAGCACTACAAATACACTCCATTTTTTCATGGCAGTAAGCTCAACTTTATGAAACACAAAAAAAGAGACCGTGAGAAAAAGGAATGGTGCAGATTAAATGATATTGCAGTTATTGAACTACCCTATAATGAAACAGACAAATGGTTGGAGATAATCAATGAACAAAACGGTTAAAGAAGAATTAGAAAACTGGGATAATATTCTTGATGACTACGAGAAAACCCTGGGTTTATGCTCGTATGCAGAAGATGTATTACCAGAAAGTGAATTGCAATCATACTTAACGATGAATAGAGATGTGATTGAGAAACATACACCTCAACAATGTGCTGAGATATCATTTAGGTTAGCTCAATTCAGCTTTCATATTCAAAGGACTTGCAATCGTGAAACAGCAAGGTATAATTGGGCAGATGAGACTATCAAAGAAGTGATCGGGGACGAAATCAATAACTACAAAGGGTATGGATATGTAGAAAAAGCATATCAAGCCATTAAGCATAATGAAAGAGCTAGTAAATTAAGCAAGATTAGAAAATACGCAAAGCAAAGAATGGATAGACTATCATACCTGTCTAACAGCATAAAGAATTTATCAGATATATTAATGTCGGTCTCTAGAATAAAGGTTACTAATAATGGATAATTTAACTCCAGATCAGATCAAGCAAATGATCCAGATGCTAAGTAATATGCTGCCGCAAGATGATGCTGAAGAACACGAAAATAGTGTTATCAAAAGCAAGTCTATAAACACGAAAAAGAAGCGTGTAAATAAGTTTGATAGTATGGCTGAAAAGAATATGCATAAATCAGATAGTGAGATAGACAAAAAGCTATCTGTACAACCTCTTGTGCCAAGAAATAGATCGTATGTGCCAGTTGATGTAACTTGTAGAGTTTGTGGGAAAAAGGATCAAGTTAATCCTGCCCTGATATCAGACTCTGTTGAACGATATAAATGTAACAAATGTTCTTCTATGGCTGGATAAAATGAAATTAGCAGACGTATCAGCTGAGCGTGCGGTATTATCGGGTATCTATAATCATGGTGAGGATGCCTATTATGATATTGCAGATATTATTCAGGAAAACACATTCACTATTGATAGTAATGTGGTGATATTCAAATGTCTCAAGCACATTTTTGAACACAATCCCAATGCAAAGCTAGACATAGCTACGATCTTCTCTGCTGCTGAAGAATTAAAGCTTTCTGCAGTTTTCGACAAAAAAGAAGAAGTTCAGCATTTACAGGCTATTATAAATTTCCCTGTAGAATTAGATAATGTTCGTAAATTTGCTGCCAAGATCAGAAAGCTAGAAATAGCTAGATTGCTAGAAAAGCAGCTAGATCAGGCCAAAAGCAAGGTTGGTGAAGTCAAAGGAACTGAGCCAGTAGGGAATATTGTAGGCATAGCAGAAGACATAATATTCAACTTTTCTTCTTTACTAAATGATACAGATAATCATCCTACGATTATTGGTGATGAGGTTGAGGATTATATCAAGTCTCTGGCCGAAAACCCTATAGACCAAATTGGTATTCCTACTGGATTTCCAATATACGATCAATCTATTGGTGGAGGTTTGCGACGAAGCACAGTCAACGTCATTGCTGCTAGACCAAAGACAGGTAAAACTCTTCTGTCAGATAATATAGGTTTTAATATCGCATCTAAGCAAAAGATACCGATCTTGAATCTTGATACCGAAATGACCAAGGAAGATCATATTCATCGTATCTTAGCCATGATGACAGAGGTAGATATCAATAGTATAGAAACCGGAGCATTTGCAAAATCGCCAAGCAAGAAAAGCAAAATAGAAAAAGCAGCTAAAGATTTGAAAGATATGAAAATTTTTCACAAATCTATTGCTGGACAACCATTTGAAGATCAGATATCATTAATGAGAAGATGGCTGATTAAAGAGGTTGGACTAAATGATGATGGTACAGCAAAAGACTGTGTGATATTTTACGACTATTTGAAATTGATGGATAGTGCTGGTATTAGCCAAGACATGAAAGAATATCAAGTACTTGGTTTTATGATGACCTCTTTACATAATTTTGCCACAAGATATAAAGTACCTGTAGTAGCATTTGTTCAACTTAATCGTGACGGCATCACCAAAGAAACCACCGACACAGCAAGTGGTTCAGATAGAATTATCTGGCTGTGTAGCAACTTCAGCATCTTTAAAAGAAAGACGGATGAAGAAATAGCAGAAGATGGGCCAGAAAATGGTAATCGTAAGCTACTACCATTAGTTAGTCGGCATGGTGGAGGCTTAGATGATAACGACTACATCAACTGTAATATGAAAGGTTGGTGTGCTAAAATTACGGAAGGTAAGACTAGATTGGAATTGATGCAAAGTTCAGATAATCAAGAGGTGTTTGATGAAAGCAGCGGCGAAGAGATACCGTTCGAATAATGGTAATCAGGAAAAGCTCAAAATACTTGGGGATCAAATTTGTGACAAAATAGAAGATCTCTTTGATTATTTTGATATTGACTATAAAGATAATGGTAAGATGTATACGATGTGTTGCCCTATACATCATGGAGATAATCCGTCTGCCATTAATATTTATCCAGAAGGCGATACATATCGTGGTAACTGGAAATGTAGAACACATAATTGTGAAGATACTTTTAAAGACTCTATTATCGGTTTTGTTAGAGGTTTACTATCTACCAAAAAGCATGGTTGGCACAAAAAGGGTGATGAGGTATGCACCTTTCAAGAAACCGTTAGATTTTGTGAACAATTTACCGAAACAAAACTAGAAGATATCAAGGTAAATACCGCGCAAAGAAATAAGAAAAGATTTACTGCTGCAATAGGTGCGATTGCACCAAATCAATCAGCGGAAAAACCTACCATAACTAGAGACTTTATTAGAAGCACAATAGATATACCTTGTCAATATTATATCGACAGAGGATATACCAAGGAAGTGTTAGATAAGTATGATGTAGGATTATGTAGCAAGCCTGATAAGCCAATGTCTAATCGTATAGTTGTGCCAATATATGATTCGTCTTATCGGTATATGGTCGGATGCACCGGAAGAAGTATTTTTGATAGATGTGATCAATGTAAAGGATATCATGATGGTGCGTGTCCCGACAGTGAAAATTTATGGAAATACTCTAAATGGAAACATAATAGCGGCTTTAAGACACAAGATTGCCTTTACAACCATTGGTTTGCGAAAGACTATATATCTAAGCAAGGATATGCCATCCTAGTTGAAAGTCCAGGTAATGTATGGAAACTAGAGGAAAATGACATACATAACAGTTTAGCAATTTTTGGAACCAATCTAAGCCCAAAGCAAAAACTTATATTGGATGCATCTGGAGCAATGACATTGTTTTTGATTATGGATAATGATGAGGCTGGACAAAAAGCAGCACAAAATATCTATGATAAATGCAATAAAACCTATAATGTATGCAGTATAAACATTAGCCGCAATGATATTGCAGAAATGACTTCTGAAGAAATTGACAAGGAAATTAAACAAGTAATAGAGGCCCAATTATGATTATAGCATTTGCAGGAAGAAAACAATCTGGTAAAACTAGTGCTTGCGAATTTGTGCAAAAACTGTGGGCTAGTAAAAAACAAGAAAATTCTTGCATATATAACTTTGCTGATCCACTAAAGCACATGTGTCAAACTATATTGGGATTAACCTATAATCAGTGCTATGGTACTGATAAGCACAAAAATGAATTGGTGGATTGTTACTGGAACGGAAAGCAGTTGTCTGCAAGAGAAGTTATGCAAATTGTAGGTACTGATATGTTTCGCAAAATGCAACAGAATGTTTGGGCAGACGCTACCATCAGGAAAATTCATTACGAAAATCTACCACTCGCACTCATAGCAGATTGTCGTTTTCCCAACGAGGTTGAGGCTGTTAAAAAAGCGGGTGGTCTGGTAATCAAACTTAATAGAAACCTGTATCACTCATCACACGCAAGCGAGACAGCATTGGATGATTCAGAATACAACCCCAAGAACTTTGATTATTCGATAGATAACAATCAGATGTGTCTAGATGAAAAAAATGAGATCATTCAAAAATTTCTTCAAAACAAAGGAGTATTGCCATTATAATAACATATTTCCGTAGCTCATCATATAATACGCACAATATGTGTGAGCAACAATACTTCTTTGATTATGTATTAGGATACAGATCGCCTTCAAACAAAAAAGCAGACAAAGGCACTATAGTACATAAAGTATTAGAGATATTAGCATTTATCAAATTTACCGAACAAAAAGGAGAACACTCCTTTGAGGATGACATCATAGGTAATGTAGATATCCATAATTATAATCTGGATAATATTATTAATGACGTTTATGACTTTTATACTTCTCAGTTCAAGCATCATACTTGGAGCGACAAAGACCGTAAAGACTGTCGAGCATGGTCCTATAAGGCTATTGAATATGCAGACGGTATGTTTGATCCACGTAATCGTGATATATTGTATCCAGAACAACAGTTTGATATTGTTATAGATAAACCCTGGGCAAAATATAACTACGGGGATTTACAAGGTACACTAGCAATTAAAGGAACCATCGACTTAATTACCAAGGTTAATGATGATACCTTAGAAATTATCGACTGGAAAACAGGAAGAAGATTGAATTGGGCAACTGGTGAGGAAAAAACACAGGAAAAGCTAGAAAAAGATCCACAACTTATGATCTACTTCTATGCTGCTCAAAAACTATATCCAGAATTGAAACACTGTATTGTGACTATATATTTTATCAATGATGGTGGTCCATTTAGTATGACGTTTGATAGATCTGATATATTTAAGACTGAAGATTTATTGAGGACAAAATTTGAGGAAATCAAAAAATGCAAAAAGCCCAAATTGAGCAAAAGCTGGAAATGCACTAAGCTTTGTCATTATGGTAAAAATTCCTTTGACAATACTAACGTAACACCGTTAATAGAATATCGTCAGGGTCAATTATGTCACCAAGGCGACTTTATGACGATGTGCGAACAAGTCAAACACGATATTGAGTTGAAAGGAATAAAAAATGTGGTTGACGAATACACTGTGCCCGGTTACAATGTAGGATATTACAAAGCCCCTGGAAGTACAGAATGAAATTATGAACATATATAACTTTCCATTGTCATTTCTTTTATTTTTTGGTGTATAACATGATGAAGATCATAATGTAAACGCCAACATAAGGAGAAAACTATGGATAATAGTGGCAGAAGAATGGATAATGGAAGATACATAAAATGTTATGATAAAAAACTAACAAAAGAGTATTTGCAAGAAGAGTACCCCAAAAAGGGAGCGAATAAAATAGCAGATGAATTGGATCTAAATGTCAAAACAGTATATAACTATTTATCTTACTATAAGATACCAACTATAACGCAAACCAAAAAAATTCAATCTGGAGATAGGTTTGGTAAACTTGTAATACTTGGTGAGGCAGAACAACAAAAACCAAGCAATACAATCAAATGGAGATGTAAATGCGATTGCGGTAACATAGTAGAAACTCCAACTACAAATAGATTGTTATCCAAAAGAACTCGTAGCTGTGGATGTAATAAGAAACAACCAAAAAATCATAGATGGAAAGGTTATTGTGGTGTTTCTGGAGGAAGAGTTAGTGAAATAAGATTTAGAGCAAAGAAAAAAAATCTTGAGTTTGATCTTGATCCAAAGTTTTTATGGGAACTATTTATAAGTCAAGACAAAAAATGCGCAATTACTGGAATGGAAATTGACTTGACAACAGACGGCTCTATCGATAGAATAGACAGTAATCGTGGTTACACCAAGGATAATGTCTGGTGGGTCACAAAAGACATCAACAAACTAAAACTAGATTTTACTCTTGATCGCTTCATAGAACTTTGTCAAATGGTCGCAAACAATAAGGAGAAAATAAAAGATGGGCGTTGAGCGTCATTATGTGCCGCTACACGTCCATTCTTGAGTGTCACACTACTCACTCTTGGATGGACTTAGCAAACCTTCCGATATCGTTAAAAGATGTCAACATATAGGAGTTGGATCTTGTGCTATCACTGATCACGGCACAATTTCTGGCTGTATCAAATTTTACCAGACTATGCGTAAGCAAAATATCAAACCTATTCTTGGTGTTGAATTATATATCTCTGAACAAGACAGCCACATTCATAATAAAGACAATAGAAAATTATCGCATATCGTTTTATTGTCGAAAAATCTGAACGGTTGGAAGAATCTTGTACAGATTGTGTCAGAGTCTAACAAAGCAGAAAACTTTTACCACAAACCTCGTTTGGATATGACCAAATTAGGATCGATGGTATCCAAGAATGATATTGTATGTTTGTGTGGACATCCTGGTTCATATTTAGCAAACAAAATATATCCTCAAGAAAGCTTTGTCAGCGACAACGAAATACTCAAAGAAATAGGTGGTCTGTCAGATATCTTTGGAAAAGACAATTTTTTTGTTGAAGTACAACTGATGGATCGAGAAAATCAATACCAGCAAACCATAGGACAGAAACTGAGAGATATATGCACTCTCAATAAAATCCCTAAAATAGCCAGCATAGATGCTCATTACTGTGAAGCTGATGATTGCGTAGATCAAAGAATCTTACTGTGCAGTAATATGAAACTGTCTCTGCCAAAAGTTGCAGAAAAAATATCTAGAGGTGAATCATTCGGAATGGATTCGTTTTTCCACTCTGATAGCTATCATATACTATCTCATGAAGATATTAACGATATTAATCTTGGAGACGAAATAGATAACACCAACTTGGTAGATTCTATGTGTGAAGATTACGATATTCTTAACAAGCCTCATCTTCCAGACTTTAAATGTCCTGACGGAATGAACTCTGAACAATACCTAAGAGAGCTTTGTCGTCATGGTTGGCGAGACAGAATTCAAAATGTTGTACCAAAAGAATTACATAATCAATATGTTGATCGCATTAAATATGAACTAGATGTACTGGAAGGTGCCAATCTTAGTAGTTATTTTTTGATTGTGCAAGATATAGTTAATCATGTGCAGAAAAATCATTGGCTACCTGGACCCGGTAGAGGCAGTGCTGCTGGATGCCTAGTGTCATATTTAGTGGGTATTACAGCCATTGATCCCATTAAATACAATCTGATTTTTGAAAGATTTTACAATGCTGGCCGTAACAGTAAAGATAGAATATCCATGCCAGATATTGACGTTGATGTACCGATTAATAAACGAGAAGAAATTATTCAGTATATCAAAAATACATATGGTCAAGATAAAGTTTCTCAAATGATTACCTATAATACGCTTAAAGGCAGAGGAGCATTGAAAGAGGTACTAAGAGTATATGGTAATATATCTTTTGAAGAAATGAACCGTATTACCAAACATATACCAGATGAGGCAAAAATTGCAGATGAACTGCAAGAAATGAAAGACGAAAGCGGTGAAGCCTCGATTATCAACTGGGCATTAGAAAACAACAGCAAGCAATTGCAAGATTGGTGTCATAAGCAAGACGGCGAACTCAAGGGACCGCTTGCCAAACGCTTTGAGCAAGCTATTAGATTAGAAGGCACTAAGTACAATCAATCTAAACATGCAGCAGGCATCGCAATATCCCAAGAAAGCCTAGCCGGTATCTGCCCTATGATTTATGATACTAAAACCAAACAAAACATAGCCGGTTTAGAAATGAATGATTTAGAGTCTATAGGTGTAGTAAAATTCGATATCCTGGGCATTGCGCTGCTGGATAAAATGATGAATGTTCAATCGTTACTAAAAAAGGAGTAAATACCATGAAATTTCAAGATTTAAAACTTGGTGATATTTTCACGGTTAATAATGTTAAGTATAAAAAAGTCAAACCAGAAAAGCTTACTTGTTGCCAGCTTAAATGCAACGCTAAACAAGTAGCTAATGGATCAAACGCAGTTTTCAAACCACAACAGGAAGTACAAAAGGTTACATGAACAAGAATAAGATTTGTGTCTTTGACTTTGAGACGGACGGGGCTGATCCACACCATTGCAGCCCCGTGCAACTCGCAGCAGTCATAGTGGACCCGGTTAAATTAAAGATTGTAGAAAACTCGGAATTTAATATCAATCTTAAACCAGAACGGCTAGAAAAAGCCGAAGGCGTAACTATTGATAATCATCCATATACCGATTCCGATATTTTAGATTGGCATGGCAAGGTTAGAGGTGTCGATAAAAGTACGATTCTGGAGGATTGGTTGAAATATCCAGAACAAAAACATTCATGGCAACAATTTATTAGCTACCTAGACAATTACCATTTAGGTGGATCTGTAAAGAAAAACAAAAGTAAGTTTACAGCACCTATTGCGTGTGGCTATAATATCAATAGATTTGATATGAAGATTGTAGATAGACTTAGCGAAAAATACGATCAGTTTGACGCTAAAGAAAAGTCCACATCTATATTTCATCCTAGAGATAGAATAGACCTAATGTACGTTGTAAACTTATGGTTTATGTACATACCAGAAATTAAATCCATATCGTTAGATTCAATTAGGTCGTATATGGGAATAGACTCCGATAATGCACATGACGCCTTGAAAGATGTCACTGACTGTGCTAACATATTGATAAGGTTTCTCAAGTTACACAAGAATTTTGCTAATAGGATACAGTTTAAAAACTCTTTTGCTCATGCGTAAAAAATATAAGTGCGGTTGCTCATTTGATTTTACTGAAGATAAGATAGATCTTGACCTTAATTTGATCAATCTCAATCTGGATTGTAAACAAACTTGGAAATTAATTGGCTCTGGCAATACTAAGGGGTGTTTCCAGTTAGAGTCCAGATTAGGCCAAACAATGGCCAAAAAACTCAAGCCAGAAAATATAGAGCAACTATCGGCTTTGATCTCTATTTTACGTCCCGGTTGTTTAGAGGCATATCGTGATGGCAAGTCTGTTAGTAATCATTATATAGACAAGAAAAATGGATTAGAATCAATTGATTATTATCATGAGAGTCTAAAAGATATTCTATCTACTACATATGGCGAGATGATCTATCAAGAACAGGCTATGCAAATTGCACAAGGCATCGCCGGATTTGACCTACAAGACGCTGACATGCTTCGTAAGGCCATTGGTAAAAAGAAACCAGAAGAGATGGCCAAAATTAAAAAGAAGTTCCTAGCAGGCTGCAAGAAGATCAATGTGGTGAATATTGAGCAGTCCACAGAGATTTTCAACTGGATTGAAAAAAGCCAGAGATATTCTTTTAATAAAAGCCACGCTATTTCCTATGCTATGAATGCATATTTATCGGCTTATGTTAAAACTCATTTTCCTAAACAGTTTTTTGTCTCTTATTTACAATTAGCTAGAGAAAAGATTGATCCTTTTCAAGAAATATGTGATCTCGTAAGTAATTGTAGGCAGATGGATATTGATGTATGCAATCCTGACTTTAGAATTAATAACAAGGACTGTGTATTGCAGAACGACAAGATTTATTTTGGCCTAACAGATATTAAAGGAGTTGGCGATTCTGTTTATGAAAAGATACAAACACTAGAAATAGATAGACAAAATGCTAACTATTTGGAAATCATGTTTAAGGTCTTGGACAAGATAAATAAGACTGGCGCTAAGGGCATGATATCTGTTGGTTGTTTTGATTATCTTGGATTAAGCAGAAAACAGATGCTATTTGATTATGACATCATAGATAATCTAACGGCCAAAGAGAAAGAACATATTGTAAATAATATCGGTCAATTTAAAAATATCTTACAGTGTATTTCATTCGTATTAACTAAGGTTAATGTTAGAAGAAAAAAGTCTATAGAATCTTTACTAGAGTCGCTCAAAAATCCAGCATATTCATTAGAGGACTCTATTGCTTGGATAGCAGACACAGAGAATCAATTATTAGGTATAAGTGTTTCCTGCTCCAAAATAGATGAGTGTGACTTACATTACGTCAATACAGACTGTAGGGCTTTATGTAATGCTAGAACTTTCCCAAGAAATATAATGGTAGGTATTGAAATTAAGGACGTTAGTGTTATTAAGACGAAAAGAGGAGCAAATCCTGGCCAGGAGATGGCGTTTGTTAAAATAGCAGATAGTACCGGATCTATAGATACGGTAATATTTCCTGAAGAATATAAAACGTATAGACATTTATTATCTGTAGACAATACTACAGTAATAAAATTAGAGCCATCGAAGAAGAAGGATGATAGTATGATTATCAAGAAGGTTTGGCAAGCATAGTTTATCTTGACTTCAGAAGTCGGTGGGTTACAATAGTTAGTTGTGTTACTTTCTTTTTGATTTAAGGAGATTATTATGAATCTAGTTGTGTTAAAGGGTAATCTGGCCAGAGATCCTAACCTTAGAACAATCAATACTTCTAATGGTAAGGATACATCAGTTGTTAATTTTACTATTGCTGTCTCTAGAGAATATACTAAATCTGATGGCAGTAAGGACAAGATTACTACATTTGTACCTTGCGAAGCCTGGGATACTGGAGCAGAAACAATTGCTGACTCTTTCTCAAAGGGCGATTTGGTTATGCTAGAAGGATCTTTACGAAATGACACTTGGGAAAAGGATGGTGTGAAACACTCTAGTATGAAACTTAGAGTGAGTAATTTTGCTAAGCTTACTAGAACTTCTCGCAAGAAGGAAACAGAAGCTGTAGCTTTCTAAGAATTCTAACCGAAGGGATTATGATGGGTAAAAAAAGAATATTAATGTGTGCCGAGTCTAGTCACGTAGATTCTGGATTTGGTAATTACACAAAAAGTATCCTTTCCAAGCTACATGCTACAAATAAGTATGAAATTGCTGAACTGTCTGCATATAGAACCATCAATGTCCCTAAGAAAGAACCTTGGAAGATTTATGCCAACGCGCCAACAGATCCAGAGGCATTGAAACAATACGGGAGCAATCCCAGCAATGCCTTTGGGGCGTGGGGGTTTGAAAGAGCTTGTATAGACTTTAAGCCAGATATAGTATTTGACATTCGTGATTACTGGATGTCTAGTTTTGTGGAGATGTCACCGCTACGACCATACTTCCATTGGATGATAGGGCCGACCATCGATTCTGCACCACAAAAAACAGATTGGCTGCAAACATTTAGTAGTGCGGATACAGTGTCTGCACATACTCAATGGGGTGTCGATTATCTAAAATCTACTTGTGTGCCTATGAATTTAGTAGAACCAGTCAACGACGCAGTAAATATTGATGTCTTTACACCAAGTAAAGAACCTAAAGAAATGCTTAAACAACAACTTGGTTTATCGCCATCAGACTTTGTTATCGGGTCTGTAATGAGAAATCAAAAACGCAAATTAATTCCAAACCTTATCAAAATTATCAAAGAGGTTTCTCGATCAGCACCTAACGCTAAGTTGTATCTTCACACTAGCTATCCAGATTTAAATGCATGGAATTTACCAGATCTATTAATGTACTATGATGCTATGTCCCTGGTATATTTTACATATAAGTGTCAAGCATGTAAGAAGTATTATGCTAGTACATTCCACGAGCATCCTACGGGCTGCAAGCACTGCAATCAAAAAGCCTGTGGTATGTGTACTGTTTCAAATGGTTTAGAAGATAAAGACTTAGCCAAAGTTATAAATAGCTTTGATATTTATGTTCAATACGCCATCTGTGAAGGATTTGGTATACCGCCAGTAGAAGCTGCTGCTTGTGGCATACCTGTTGTTACAGTAGATCACGGAGCCATGAAAGAAGTAGGAGATAATATAGGGGCAGATATTGTTCCAGTAGCATCTTACTTTAGAGAACTAGAAACTAATGCTGATCGTGTTTATCCAGATGATGATAAGTGTATAGATATTCTTGTGAAGAAATACAACGAACTAAAAGACCTATCTTTTATCAAACGTATGAGCCAAACAGAAAATCTAAGAAATAAATTGACCAATAGCTATGATTGGAATAAAACAGCAGGGGCTTTTCAACGTATATTTGACAACATAGAACCAACTGGACTACAAGGCAAGTGGGACGCAAAACCAGCTTTACCACAACCAGAAGTAAAAGTTCCACCATTGCCTAGCAATAGAAAAGTCTTAAATTTTATTGCTGATCATGTTATTAATGCTCCGCATATTAAACATACTGCTATTTTCCAAAATATCGTTCATTCAGCCGACGTTGGATATGTAGCAGCTAATGGGAAAGTGCAGCCATTTACAATGGATGATGCTATAAAATCTCTAGAGGGTTTTATGAACAGCAAAACCATATGGGAAAAAGTCAGGGTAGGAGAAATAGATCCTCCGGAAATGATGAACCATGTAGTTCAATACGCATGAATATTCTTTATCTAGGACATTATAGAGAGAAAAATAGTTTTGGCTACGCTTCATTACGCTATATTGAAGCACTGAATAATGTTGCAAATGTTAATTTATCTATCAGACCTATCTATCTTACCATAGATAATTATGTGACTAATTTAGATAAAGATTTGCTATCTATAGAAAACAACAAACAATACAGCTACGATTGCGTCATACAAGACACATTGCCAGAATTTTACGAATACAACAGTCGTTTTGGTAAAAACATTTGTGTGCCAAAAATAGCGACAAGAAATCTATCTCATACTGGATGGATTGAAAAAATCAACATGATGGACGAAGTGTGGGTCAACTCTTTCTATGGGGAAAAAATACTGAGAGAGTCTGGGGTATTTAAAAAAATAAAGGTTATACCAGAACCCTTTAATTTAAAAAGAATAGATGAAGAAGTCAACCATAGTGATGAAAATGAATTTAATTTCTATAGCTTCTCATCTTTGAATCACAAGGACGGATTATTAGAATTGCTAATAGCATACCTATCAGAATTTTCAAACAAAGAATCTGCTAGGCTTATTATTAAAATAGATTCAGCAGAAGAGTCTCTTGTTAAAAATATCATTAATAACGCCTATGAAATTAGTCGTAAAACCCCTCAGGATACTATTGAACCAATTATTATTTTGGGACATATAGATCATACAAAAAAGGTCGATCTTCATAACAACTGTCACTGCTACATAGACACATCAAAATGTTCTCATGGTGGAGCAGCTTGTGTAGAGGCCTTACTGTATGGTAATAGTGTAATATGTGTAGATAAAACAGCTCCAGCTTGTTATATTACACAGAATAATGGATTCAATATCAAAAGCGTTGAAGAAAATGTTATGAGTAATAATATCTTTGGTCTAAACAACATATTCACCCAGCACGAAACATGGTATAAACCAATCATATCCGATATTAGAACTAAAATGAGATCGGCTTTTCAATTAACAAAAGAAGAAAAACAACGCAAGATATCTAGTGTAGATCGTAATATATTCGATAACTCAAAATTTCATGCATACTTATGATTAGTAGCTTATTATCAAGAGAACTTAGTGATAGCACAAACATACTGAATATACCAAGTAATAATATTTATTTCGAGAAATTTCTAAAAAGTCTAGACATTAAGATTTTTTCACTTGATCACCTTTATGTTGGCAATTGTGTGCCAGACATAGTTCTACTTAATAACCGCACTCAAAGCTTGGAGAAAATCATAAGTGTTTGTCAATACCATCAATGTAATTTAGTAATTGTAGACCATGAGGTTAGATCAGACACGCTAGATATTGGTAAGGTACAGAAAAAAATCGATATGTTACCCAATGTTTGGCAGATAGCTATTGATGATCAAATCAAACAATCGTGGGGTGATATTCATGATATAGTTCTAGGCTATGGATCCAACCCTAAAGAATGGGAACAAATTTTTAACGAGCAGAAAAAAAGAAGATACGTCTATGAATAATATTTACCTATATAAGACTAATGATATACTGGACATACCAGATGCCAACAGTATACATATAGACAGGATAGATGAAATAGAAAATAGTTCTGTAGAAAGTATGTATATACAAGATCTACTGGATTATACGCTACCATCTGAACAACCAGCATTATTAACAAAGATAGCTGAAAAGCTAAACAATAAAGGCCTATTATATATTCAGGCCCCAGACATAAAACAATTAGCAATTGCATTAACTTTCGATAAAGTTAATATTGAATTAGCTCAGATGCTAACTTACAAAGAAAGAGTGTTCATGCACTCTGCGCAAAATATTATAGATCTATTATCTGTTGCTAATTATAAATTGATTACACAAAAGTACATTAATATATTCGAGTACTATTTTACAGCACAAATAATTAAATGAGCGTATCCTTTATTATCATATCCTCATTACCCACAAAAGGCATGAAGTCTATGGGTAATGTTGGGCTGTTGAAGTATAAAAAATATACCATAATAGAGAAACATATAGAGTACATACTGCACAATTACAATAATGCAGAAATTGTTGTGGTTGGTGGATTTGAGCACAGAAAGATGCAGAAAATATTAGAACAATACAATCGTGTGAAATACATATCCCATCCTCTGTCTACTACCTCGAATGAAACACAAAGTTTATGTGAGGCATTACAGACCATTAAATACAATAAGGCGGTGGTAATTAATCAGAATTGTATGTTTGCGAAAAACTTTTGGTCAAAAATCAATACTAGAGTACACAAATCTTTTTTGGTGATTAATCGTCATAAAGAATTTACAACTAATATGGGAGCAATTGTAGACGGTGACACCTTACAGCATATGTTCTTTAACCTGCCTACAAAATCTACCAATATATATTGCCTCAATAAAAAACACATAGAATATGCTAAAGAAATTTGCACAGAAAAACTATACTCAACTTATATGTTTGAGTTTATTAATCTATTAAACAACTATGAAAAATTCACCATACAAGACGTTAATACAAAAAAACATATCATAATAGATAGTGTAGACAATTACAACAAAGCAAAGGATATATGATGCACGACATGAAGTACTACTCAGCGACTGTGACGCCAGAAACAACTAGCTTTAAACTATATAGCATACTTAAACACCACAATCTCATCACTAATCCTGTGATATTTTTTGACAAAAAGAACATACTAACTCCATTACCGGAATTTCACAGCAGGCACTTGATGTCTCAAAATTATTTAATTCTAACAGATAATACTTGCTATGATATTGCTGATACGTTTAAGTCCAACAAATTTATATGCATAGATATTCCAACAAGACACAACCTATCGAATGTTGATCATTATAACATAGAAGACTTTTTAGAGGAAAAAGGCAGACTAGATCAATTAAAAAAGATCCTATTAAACAAGGAGTACGAAAAATATGTCATACAAAACGCTGTCTGAACCAGACAAAAAGAAGTTATTGCAAAAAGAATATGTGAAAGATGGATTGTCGTTTGCTGAGATCGCAAATAAGTACGATACTTATGCGAATAAAGTTAGGCGAGATGCCATTAAGTATGAAATACCTATTCGTGATAAAACACAAGCTCAGAAAAATGTTTTAGCAAAAGGAAAAGCTAAACATCCTACCAAGGGCAAGGTTAGAAGTGAGGAAGAAAAACAAAAGATAGGTATGGGCATATATAACTCATGGGCCAATATGTCCGAAACAGAGCTTAAGAAAAGAAAACAAAAAGCTAAAGATGTGTGGAATAAACTATCTGAAGACGAAAAACATAATAGAAGACATTCTGCATATGTAGCGATTAGAGAGAGCAGCAAGTATGGTTCCAAGCTAGAAAAGTTTTTATTAGATGCTCTAATAGGTGCGGGATACAAAGTGGAATTTCATAAAGAGCAAATTCTCTCAAATACCAAACTACAAATTGACATCTATCTGCCAGAGCTTACTACAGCTATAGAGGTTGATGGCCCATCTCACTTTGAGCCCGTGTGGGGTCAGGATACCTTGCAGCGTAACCAAAAATATGACAATAAAAAAACAGGGTTAATTATTGGGCGCGGCATGAAGCTAGTCAGGATCAAACAATCCAAGGATTTTTCTAATACTAGAGCTAGAATAATCTTTGAAAAGTTGGATAAATTATTGACAAACATTTCTAGTAGCAATCATAAGACTTTTAATATAGAGGACGAATAATGACGAAAGCAAAAAAGGCAGAGCAAGTTGTAACACCTAATGATCTGGGATGGACTGACCAGGTTCTGGAATTATTGTCAGATGATGAAAAGATCATGGGTAATCCTACTACAGATGGTTTGCGTAGAATATTTGAAATTGCACTAGATTGTACTGTTGTTGGTTCATGCTCTGAAGTAATACAGTCTCCAGACCCAGAAAACGGCCAGAGAGCCACTGTGGTCCATTCTCTGACCTATGTTTTAAATAATGGTGATCTACCACAGGAAATTAAAACCAGGACCGTCAATGGCGCCGCAGACGTATATTGGGGCAATTGTGATAAGATTTTCAGAAATCATCCTGTTGCTGTTGCAGAAACAAGGGCTGAAGGTAGAGCTTTAAGAAGGGCTTTGAAATTAAGAAAAGTTGTAGCTGCAGAAGAAATTGCAGAAGAAATAGAAGATGATATTAATGGTGAAAATGTTGGCAAGGTTAGCAATAACCAGATTAATTTTATGGATGTGTTATGTAAAAGATTAGACGTTAATGCTCTGTCTCTTGTAGAACATCTAGGTTTCGACAATAATAATGTAAGAAACTTGACTCATAAGGAAGCTGTGGATATTATAAGGCAGTTGTCTAGCTATCAACAAGACATTGATAGTATTCCAGAAATTCTTAAAGGTTACACGGAGCAATGGCGATGAAATTAAAATATAAAGTTAATGATAGGTTGGAGTTTGAATTAGAGGCCGAAGGACAGAAACAGATTTTCAAAGAACTGTCCACATTGCAGGAAATCTTCGGAGAAGCTTGCTGCGGAGCCTGTAAGAGTGATGAGTTAAGATTTGTAGTAAGAAATGTCGAAGATAATGATTACTACGAGTTGCGTTGCACCAAGTGCGGATCAGTATTACAGTATGGTCAACACAAAAAAGGCGGCACTTTATTTCCCAAACGCAAAGGCGATAACGGTGAATATCTAGAGAATCGTGGTTGGTATAAATATAATCCAACTAAGAAATAAGGCTTTTCTTATAGTTTGAAATAGCTTTTTTGATTAAGGTGTTAGCATTTTTAGATGTTAATTCTAATCCGTTGTTTTTAGCAAATCCTACTAACCATCTAATAGCTGTGGTTTTATTGGCATCACACCACAAATAACCTCTAGCATCTAATTCCTTATATCTATTAAAGCTATCGTATGTAGTAGACATGGGGCTTAAAAGTTTTTTTAGTTCTGTGCCAATTCCACCTGAGTCAATATCAAGGGACATTGTTTGTATATCATTAGATAGACGTAATTTAATCTCTGTTTTATGTGTCTCAATTTTATTTAGCAATATTTCATTCACAAGCTCTTTATCGCTAAATACAATTTTATCATCTTGTATGCTTATTTTGCATCCTATAGATTGTAGGATCATTAAAATTTTTTGAATATCGTCCATTTTATATCAACCCCATATAATAGGAATACCTAATCCACAATTATCGTCTGAGCTACTTAGCGCAAATCCATTAACATCATATATGACACCCTGTAAACAATTACCTTTAAATGTAACGCTTGCATTTATCTTTTCCCCAGCAAGAGAAAGCGACACAGAAGCCCCCATGTTGTCTGGACAAGTAACTTTTGTCCATGCTGTTGTTAATGTTATATCGGGGAACAAACATAGAGTAGGATCTTCAGAGCAACATAAACTACTTTTCAGAAAATCTAAATATGAACCATCATTGGCGCATAGTTCACAATTAAAACAATTTGATCCTTCGCTTATCCAGTCTTGATGCCAATACCCCCCTTCTAGCCAATCATCTCCAGGTCCACTGTAGCTTGCAACTAATCTTATCCATAAATCATTGCCTGGAAATTTATCTTCTTTATCCCAATAATATTCTAGATGAACATCGATACCGCCGCCTGCTAAAAATAATGTGCCATTAAAAATATCTCTAGCTAAAATGGGACATGGTTCTGAGTCTGGATATTGGCAACACTTCTGATATGGATCTGCTGGAGAAGGAAAAAGCTGATATTCAGCACCAGCCTGACGTGAACCAGTACCTATATTAGCAGTAGTGGCGCATGGACATCCATACTCAGAAAAATCTATTGTTATATTCCATTCAAATGTAGAATCAAAGCAGTTATTTGGATCTGGTATTTCTGACATGTGCTGATATAATGCATTAGTAATTGTAGTCCAGCCAAATTTATCATAATAGCCAAAAGGACAAAAACATCCTCTTGTGTATGGTCTACAGCATTGATATTTTGTTTCTATAAGATCCTGCATACCCTCAAGAGTATATCCAAAATCTCTTAATTCTAAAGCAGCAGTTTCTGATATTACTGAACTCGTATCTCCGCACGTTTTGACTTTTTCTGGCAATTGATAACAATACCAAGGATTATCTTCATTTCCAACATTTACATTTCCGTGAACGGTTTCTTCTCTTACATATACTCTTCTATCACTACAGGGATATAGTCTGTCATATTCTGCATTTTCCCAAGGATTATAAAGTGGTGTAGTTAAAGTCCATCCTGTTCCAGATTCTGAAGGAAGTATAATACCAGTATCAAAATTTGAATGATTATCTATGATAATATTTTGGTCTTTTTCTGGATATTGACCATGAATATCTTTAACTACGTTAACGTGCAAATTGTCCATAAGGACCCTAACAGTAGCGGTATTCTTACCACGAAAAGTTGCATAACCAGGAGCACAGCTATATTCAGGATAAGGCAGAAATACACCAGGATATTCAATTGGATTAGGTTCTATATATTGTAGGGTATCTGGTGTCTCATTTCCACATTCATCAAACGCATATTTAGGTTCACCCCAACCAAGCCTACGCCTATAAATAACTAAAAAGTGAACATGACCATGTGGTTGATACACATAAAAAGGAGTATCAGCAACCTCTCCATATGCAATAGGATGCACAGCATTATCTAAGCTCATTGGTCTAGGATCTTTTTGTGGATTTCTAGTTACTTCAACAGAAGGGTTGATATAACCATTAGCACTACCTGCTGCTCCGGTATGTCCATCTATAATAGGTCTATGCAAAGGATCTTGTACAGTACCAGCAGGAAAGTCTGCGTTCCCGGACCAACCAGTACCAGAATTGGCTATTAAATAATCTAAGTCCTGTAATGGATCGTATCTACGAATACCACCTTCTCCCTCCCAAAGAAAAATACCATTAGGATTAACATCATAATTAAAAAATGAGGTGCCATCATATGCTAGCATATCCTGAGCATAGCAGGGATTATTAAAAAATCTTCCACCGTTACCACCAACACCATAAGCGTCGAAAGCTATACATACGAAACAGGGGTCTAAGACTGCTGGACATAAAATATTGGGACATGGATAGCCTTGTATATCAAAGAACGGGAAAGTTCCTTTACATCTAAGATCACTATATATTTCGTTTATTAAGCTGCCTGGTTGAGTCATTTTACTTTCGTAGGCACTTAAAGAAACTGGTCTATATCCCATATCCCAAGAGCTTCTAGTATCGCCAGTAGTGGAAGAAAAATTTTGACTAGGGTATAAAGTTGGACTTTTCCCAGCAATTTTAATAACGCCCTTATATGGTCCTATTGGCACACCAACCCACTTGTGATAATAAGCGTATGAGCAAAATAATGCAAAATAAATTTGCCCAAATCTAACACCATACTCAAAAAGCTGAGCTTTATTAGATCTTAATGGATATGCTAAGTTTATATTTTTAGTAGTTTCTAGTTTTGAAAAATACAAAGCATAATATCTAGAGCAATTGCCAAACACCCCACCAGTAATTTCATCATCCACATAATAGCTTATTGTAATGTAAGGCCCACATGTTTCAGACGAAGTAGATCTGTTAATTTGTGTAATATATGTACCATATGGAATAAACGGCCCATATACTTGCATGCCAACTTCTAGATCAGAAATATCTGTACCAACAGGAAAATATATTTGGTTAGCAAACAAGAAATCCGTACAACCGCAATCCGCAATATCACCATTTTCATCGCAAGTACAAACAGTAGCAAACGTACCTCTGATAGAACCAACCTTGGTAATTTTACCAAGCGTAGATAATCCGTCTTCACCCAATCTTATTGCTCCGTCATATCCTTCTGCCCAGGGTATAATACCAAAATTCTCTACTGCATTACTTAATTCTATAATATCTACAATCTCATCATTATCTATTTCTATAGAAGTAGAAAGTAAGGCATGTCCTGCATCTCTGTGCCATTCACGATTTTGTACCAAAACACTAAAGGCAGATAGAGTATAGGCACTTTGACCATTTTTCACCATGTATTCTAGTTGAAAATAACTACCAAAAGACTCATTGTTTGCGGTTAAGAAATAGTTAATAATAGGATTCGAACACTTTGTAACCAAAGCTGCATTAGTAGCTAATTGACTGTCGAGGATTGTATTTACAGGGTAAAGATTTGCTCTAATATCTACTAAGCTAATATTGCGATAAGCTACTGGTTCGCCACTACACAAAAAATCTCCTTTATCTCCAATAGCTTTTATTGTTGGCGGATCTCCACTTTCGTAATGAATTCCACTCACACCAATAAATGATGACTCAAAACTAACATACACTTTTTCTGCTGGCCATTTGGTACTATATAAGTAAGGACTTACTTCTCCTTTTACATCATATTCTTTTAGTATATCTTCATAATTTTTACCAATTTGTAGTACATATTTTTTTCGCTGAGATTCAGATAATGCAGAAGTGTACAAAAAATTATTCCATCCCCAATTGCCATTCTGAGATACGAAATCTGAAGGTCTGTAGCCGGAGAATACGTCTTGATCTTCTGATATAATTTGAGGATGAAAAGGAATACGAATACTATCTAAAAGCAAAGAACCGCTAGCAACATATTTAAAATTATTGATATCTACGCAATTTACGCTTTGATCAAAAAACACCTTAATATCACTTAGTCCACCATACTTTAAGGGTATTCTATCATTAGTCCCCCAGTATTTAGTGTCAATATAATTATGTGTACCAGGTTCAAGATATGCATCATATCTAGGCTCAACAATATGAGGCTGGAAAGGTGGTTTTATGTTAATGATTCCACCTTCTTTATCTTCAGCAATGCGAATCTGGTATAATATATTAAGATTGTCATTTAGTCGCAAATAATTAAAAGCTTCCGGTTTACTATCAAATACCCAAGTAATTTTTTCGTTTTCCTTATCTAGATTATAGCTAAGCATATTAAGAACTGTGCCGCTACTTACTGGTAATCCAGAAGTACGACCACTAATTTCTACTGTTGTAGTAAGTGATATTTTATCATCAAAATTAATAGATATTCCAGATAAGCAAAATTCTCCACTAATATAGAAAGGAAAATTTGTTTCTGTTAGAATAATTCCTGTACCAGAAGGATCGCAATTCAGCATTGTGTACTGAGAAATATCGTAATCTATTGACTGGGCGGCGAGTTGATCTACTCCACTAAGAGAGATAATAATATCTTCTGAAAAAAAAGACCCATAATTATCTGTTACGTATACTCTAAATGTTTCCTCTGTTACCATACCAGAAGACAACGTCCATAGTTCTACATTACTAACGTCATATACCCAAGTTATTTTTTTATTAGGTTCATCTAAACTTAATCCTAAGACCCCGTGAGTACCAGCAAGCTTTTCATAATATGTAGTATGAATATCGCCTAAATCAGGATCTTGAAAATAAAAATAACCCTCTGTGGATAATATCTCGGTACTATAGCCAGATAGTGCCACTATTGTTCCCGAAGTAACAGAGTCTAAACCAGTATTCAAGATTACTGGGTCGTTGGTTCCATATAAATAAATACTAATAGGTACTGTGTTTGAGTTCTGGTGGCCGTCATTAAATTTCAAATTCCATCTTAAAGGAATAGTCTGGCCAAATCTTAAAAAGTCTAAATTTGTTGGTATTCCAGAGTATTTCCAAATCATATCAACATAACCAGCATTAGTCAATAGGTCACCGCTAGGATCTCCTTCTAATTCTATAGAAAGGCGATCAGGGCTGGTTAATTGACCAAAAAACGTAAGAGGTGTAATTGTATAAGTTAGTGTATCTTCAAAATCCAAATCTAACAAACGAACTTTACCGTCAGCTAGAATAATCTGACCAGTAGCATCAACTTCTTCTGCCACTCCTATAAAGTTGTCTTTGATGTCAGTAATAATTGGCGTGTCGTTTGTTCCTATTAGGGTTAAATTAATTTCTTTGTAATTATCAAAATGCAGTTTGTCACTATCATTAGCGCAAGCATAATAAAGTTGCTTGTATTGCTGATTATTAATCCATAGTCCACTTTTTGGAATTTCTAATAATATTGTTCCGTTTTCTGTGGGATTGTTAGTTAGTTGTACCAAGCTACCAGAATTATAGGGCTCAGCAACTGTTTGGATTGCAAATGGGTGCCCAGAAGAATCTATATTAAATTCATACGTGCGACCAGCAGATAGGTCTAATGTGGCATTAGGTACGTACTGCCCAGAAAGTGGTACCCCAGAATATAATTTACATTCAAAATTAAATCCAGAATGTATAACATCTATAGGTATTACTGCATCACATTCTATGCCGCTATTATTAATGCAGTCATCGCTTAATTTAACACTGGTAATATCGTTAAAGTTTTCTATCCATAAGGATTGAGTTTTATCTAGTCGATCTAATTCATACAGCTTTAAAAAAGACTGTTCTACCTTAGCGCCCTCTGCTCTGATATTTTGATAATAGTCAGAATATTTTTCTATAATAGCAGTAGTTAGAGCACTTTCTGTAACTGGCATTTCGCCACTAGGTATAATTGTGCCAGAATCAAATATCAAACCAATGGTATTATGAATACACATCAAAGCTTCTGCTTTAGGCAAACCGCTATATGAATGATATATATGAGATAATTGTTCTAACGCTGTATAATTGTCCATAATTAAGTTCCGGCTGACGATTGAGATGTGCAGTCACTGGTGCCAACCAGTGCCAAACAGCCACCATCAGTCACCGTCAATACTCTTCCTACAGTGGTAACAGTTGGCAACTTATTAAAATCAACTCCAGCAATACTATATACCCCAAAACCACCACACGATCCACAATTAGCATCTTCTCTATTGCCTATGTAAACTATTTCATAAGCTGGACTATCATCGAGTTTAGTGACCCATAATCTAGTATATCCAGGCAAAGTTTGAGGCACTATGCCCATTGTATCTATAATTTCTATAGAATAAGGATCACCATATGAATACCCACCTCCTTCTTCTATATAAAAAAGTTCCCCCTTACATTTACCGTTACAGCTAATCGTATTACCAGAGCCTATCCTAGCTCTTTGTAATATATTAACGCCAGCATTAACTACGATATATTTACCGTCATCATAATAAACATAAACAATAGCACATTTTGGTAAGGCCTGACCTATATAGTCATGAACTGTAACTGTGCAATTTCTAACATCTTCTTTAATATTTTCTCCATCTGGTCCATATAAATTGTATTCGTTATAATATTGTTTGCCGCCAGATGCAGGATTTAATAGTTCTGCAGAGGCTGTGCCAAAGGGGTTCATTTTACTAGTGAGTCTAGCTACAATTATTTTGTTGGCTGGTGGGGATACCCATACGCCTCTATGTCTATCCCAACGTAGATCTATTGGTCCTACAGGCCATGTTTTGGGATTGGCTAGCCAATTTTTTAAGAATTTGTCTTTAAGGAAAATATCGCTAAACTGACCAGCTTCAGCAGCAGCGGCTGAATCATTAGCATTAGGTATGGGTTTACCGTTAATATCATATCCCCAAGACTGTAATACTAGTGGCCCTCTAAGTGCATGGAATCTAAAATCAGAGAAATTAGCTCTATCTATAGCCGTAGATCCACCAGTCTCCTTTAATTCATCAAAATTAATATGTTCTTGTGGTGTGTCGCCTTGTCCTATATTAATAATTACAAAACCTTTATTGCTCCCATTTTGTCTACCATCTGACCAATCAGAAGACATAATAGACGTATTAAGTATAGGGTTTAAGTATTTGTTGTGAATATCTAGGTTAAAAAATTCTTGACCATTATACTGAATGGGTGGCATAGAATGTATTGGTCTGCTTTTAGGTAGTGTGTTATATGTTTTAGGTGTGGCATATCTACACAGCTTATTATTACTTCCGCCATTAACAGATACTGGTAGAAATATGCCATCCATACTCATAATACTCATATTTTTATAGTATTCTGCTTGAGTAGTATCAAACTCATATGTAGGATGTATTTCAGCACTAACATATCTTTTTAAAGTATTACCATTAGTATTATCTGGGGCGTTTGATGTTAGTGGAAATGGATTTGTGTCAATATCTTCACACTTATCATCTGTGTATGTGTGTGTTTGCTCAGTTGTAGAGTCTGTTCCTATGTTGAATGAATTATTAGTAATTTCTGCTTCTGTGTTTTTATTAAGATAACCACCCACTAATAATTTAGATGGAGAATGATCATATTTAGAATTGTATGTAGGATTCTCTGTTCCCGCAGAACCACCTCCACCACCGCCACCTTTACCAGCCATAATTTTCAATACATCTTCCCTAAGCTTTAATGACATTGCTCTATTTTTATATCTATCAGCACGAAAAGTTTTCATGTACTCTAATTTATTAGCAATAGTTTTTTTGTTGGCTTCTACAATATATTGAGGCATAGAACCGAATTTAGGACTAAATGTTTGATATGTCATATTAGTTTTAGCACCATCAACACCAAAATTAAATGTAATATCACTCAAAATAGCTGACTGAATATCAGTATCGTCCGCTAAGCTACCTATATTAAATGATGGTAATCCTATAAAGCTCAAAGTGGCTTTTTCTTGATATGTACGACCACAAGCACCGTTCCTAGCCAACAACATACCATCCGCTCTCATGTTAACAAAGCTATCATTATGAGCAGTACTTCCGAAACCATAAGACCAGGGGTTAATATCGTAATCTATCACTTGCATACCGCCAGTTGCTTCTGTCTGATAATGGAACGGGCCATATGTCATAGTTTGACTTTCAAATGGAATGGCTACAGCCAACGGAACAATCGCCGGTACAGAAATTTTTGCTAAATTAGTAATAGCTAAATTGGAAGCTATGCCATCCCAACTACCATTATTAATGCCACCTCCAGCCAACTTGTCTTTAATTGCGTCTTCTAACGAGATGTCACCATCAATAACACCAGACAGTGCTGCAACATCAGTCATGGCTTGCAATGCTATTAATGCCATTCTACTAGCAGCCCTACCCACTGCAGCATTGGTGTTCAATGATGGTACAAGCTTAACTCGTGGAATACTAAATCTAGCAAATACTTTATCTCCACCATAATTAGCGCCAGCAAATGCAGTAAAATACATTTCTTCGCTAAAACTAGCCCGCAAATATAAATTATTTTGATAAATGTAAAAATCTTTAGGATCTAACTCACTTAAATCAACTCTAAAAGAAAATGTGACGTTACCTATTCTTTTGCAGATATTCTCAACTGGTCCATACTTAATAAATCCACCAATAGTATTATCGTCATTAAGGAAGGTACTAAGACCATTTGTGGCATCAATACCCAATATACTGCTATGATAGGCTGCAGTACCAGCAAACCATCCTCCATTAACTATAGTGTCTGTAGCAGAAAGGTATCCATTTGATCCAGCGGTTTTAATGGCTTGTTGAACCACACCGTTTTGTATAAAGTCAGCTACTTGACTTATAGGTAAAGTCGCTGAAGATGGCGATGAGCCAGGAGTTTGGCCATCAGCACTAGCAGACCAAGTGTTATAGCTTTTACCCAAACATACATCAAAACTGTTAACTCCATTAATTTTAGAATCTAGTAAAACTACATATTCACGACCATAATAATTTTCGTATATATTTTTAACATATTGATGAACCACTTCAAAAAGCTTTTGACTTACTTGAGCATCAGGAAATGCTAATGCTGGATCCTTAAAACTGTCAAAACTACCATTATCAACAATGTCTGCAAAAATTTTCAAAGCATATTTTTCAAAATTTCCCCAAAGACCACCAAATATAGCCTGACCAAAAATGTAGCCTATAGAGCCTGGATGCATAATCGACCAATTAATATATGATTCATAAGTTTCGCTAAATAGTAATTCTTCTTGACTTAATCTAGCAGTACCTGTGCATCCCAATCCTAATATTTGACACAATTCTGTAATATCATATGTTGTATCGATAATATCTCCACATAAATTGCTTACATTTAATCTGTATGTAGGAATCCCGTCTGCACTAACACCATTCAGCATTTCTCCTAATAACATAGCAATTCTGCCGCCGCCAGTAGGAATGTTGCATGTACCCCCTCCCTGTGGAATCCATTGACTTGCATCATAACAAGCTGTTGAAGGTTTGTCCGTATAGTCTAATGTTTTAACAATAGCGTCTGAACCGTCTTTAGGAATTACATTGTCTAAATCTTCAGGATCAGGGGTAGTTGATGTCCAAGTTTGAATTTGCCAATTTTCCCAAGAGCTAGTACCAAATACATCAAATTGAGTATCTCTTTCAATTTCTAACATATATCTCATATTACTTCCAATAATAATATTTCTAGTATTTTCTGTTACGGCTTCTTGACCATAACTAACACTAGAATAATTACGACTACCTCGTGACTGACTGTAATATAAGTCATTAATTTTATTTCTTAATGTAGTGCCAGATATAATTTTTGTCTTATCTATAGTTTTCACTACAATTTCAAAGCCACTGTCATTATATTCCATGTACGCAAAAAACTCTCTACCAGTTGCATCACATACCATTTGCAATAAACTTAATAAAGAAATAGATGTGTCATTTATTCTTAATGGTACAGCTTTAACGTCGGATGTTAATGCATTGTATACGTCATCTATATTAATTCTAGCTTGTTGAGTAGTTAGCGGAAAAGATAAATATCTACTAGTAGACATAAATTGACCTAAAACAAATAAAGCCGGCATACCATCCTTGTCTGTCCCGCTATCCATATAATAAGCACATTTGTCTAAACCAGAAGTATAATTAGTAACTTTATCAAACTGTGCAGAAACACCAGGTTCAGCTTCATACAATGCATTTAAAACGTTTTTGCTACTACCAGTAGAATTATCATAAACATAGCTTCTGCTATAATATTTATTTGTAATAATAGTTACATTGTCTAAATATTGCTTCCCGTCTACCAGCCTAGCAGTAATAGTACGGCCACCAGAATCCATTTTAATATCATGGTCTTGTAAAACACCAGCAAATTCAAAAACTACGTCTCCAACAACATCGAAAAATTGTATGTTGTATAATTGACCCAATACACCATTGTATGCACGAGTAGCACAAGGTTGGTCTAGCGAAGGAGAGTCGCAGCTTTCATTTACAAGACTCTTGCCAGTGCCTGTTTGGCCACCAGCAGGCGGTTCCATAGTTTCAACAAGATTAAGAGTAAGTGTTGTTTCTTGTGATCCATAACCTAGATGTAAGTCAAACCCCTTAATATCACAATTTGCCCATTGTTGATATGGTATAGGGTTGGTGGATTCGCTAAGAGCAAACTTACCAGGTTTTTGAACATGTATATTATTATCAAATATAGACATATTATCACCATATCTCCGATAAAGGTCTTAATTTCGTACTACCCTCTGATAGTGTTTCTATCGGTATGTATATAGAGGGGTCTGTTAGGTCTAAGTCAATATATTCAGCAGAATTTGCTATATCATTAACCATAAGTGGGATATTATTCATAGCGTCTGTGACTTTAAGTCTATATTGGTGTTTCAGATTAATTTGTTGATAACCAAACTGCTTAACTCTTAAAGATGTTTCTTCGTTGGTGGTTAAATTTTGCAAAATAAGGTCGTATGTGTTGTCTTCCGATATCTTCATGTGCGGTATACCGCCATATATGCGATAGTATAAGAATATGTTAATATCTTTCTTAGGGGTACTTAAAGATTGACCGTATAAATTGTTGCACTTGTTTAACCAGTCTAAAACAGATAAGGAATGATTAAAATAAGCTACAGTAGTAGGAGCTTCGTGCAAATATATACCGAACAAATTTTCAACATCAGTAATTGTCACATAATTTAATAACGCTAACGTGTCAGCATCTTCGATAAGTCTTAAAGTATCACCAACTTGACAACTTCTCACCCTGTCTGTAAAAACCACTGAGCCTACCAGCAATTGATCAATCTCATCATAAGGACTAAATGATAAAGAGTAAGTAGTATCATTAACTACTATGCTATAGTTACCTTTTTCTAAAGGATTGGCAATAAAAATACCTGGAGCAATAAAGAAACCATTTTCGTCTATTTTATGAACTATTTGATCTACTCCATTTACTGAATATATTTTATTAAGCTCTATATTGTTAATGTCAATATTATTGCACTTAATATAGTTGTAGACTTTATTTATGCTTTGTGGGAAGTAAAGTTCTTTCCTAGAGCTTCTTACATTAATGTCGTAATAAATCCTAAACATGCCTATCCTATTCTGATACTGGTAATGTTGGTTCGTTATTTAAAGTGTCTTCTATATTAATCGTTGGTTCTTCTGCAGGCTCAAGGGCCGCAGTTTCTGCCTCATTATTAAAGTTAGGCGGTTGCATCCTTACATAATCCAATGCACTAGATGAAGTAGCTCCATCAAAGCAACTATGTCTAGTTAATTTGATTGTTCTTCTGTATGATCCATTATTACCTATACTTTCACTATCTTGAGTTCTAATCCAACTAGACGCATTTAAGTCATTAGCGGTTTCATTAATCAATAGCAATATTGTTTCAGCAGCTGCCCCAATAACCTTATGTATATTTCTTGTGGGCTCAAATTGAGCATTTACAGTAATAGTATAACTATCTAAGGTGTCGCACATAATATCTTGTATTAAAGGATACCCTCTACCTGGTACCACATGTTCAACTAATCTTCTGGCAGGCAGTTCGTGTTCTATATTAATATCTGCCCATAAAGCATATGGTATTTTATGTTTATTCTTATTTGAATATGTTAATGTAAAGTCTATTGAACTAGTAACAGGATTTCTTTTAAAGGTTTTCTGTAATAGTCGAAACTCGTTATCGTCGTGTCCTGTCCAAGAATTTGTGTCTTCAGCCCAATCTTCTCCGGTATTATCATTGCCATACCCTAGTTTATTCTTGCTATCACCTACAGCACTGTTGAATTTAATGAGATTATTTTTATCTTTAACATAATTCATAATACCACTAGCATCACTATTAACCAAGTGATATAAATGTGATTCAGCAGCGTTCATGGCCGCAGTTTGTGTGCTAATCTTATTCTGGTTGCTTTCAGCGAATAAGTCGCTACTAAAAGTGTTTTCTATCAAACCACGAATATTACCGTTGATAGTAATGGTTTTTTCGCCAGTCTCTATGCTAGAATCTGCATTAGAATCTAATGTCAGTAATATATTGTGTGCTACGCCACTGGGGCGTACAATATAAGTGCCATTTACAGATATGCTACCATCTAATTCAGAATAACTAACATCTCTGGTGTGATTATATCTTTTAGCAAAATCATAGTTGCCTGATGGAAATAAACCACTACCGCAAGCAAAAAGGTTGTCATTTAGGGTTTGTAAATTATAGTGCCTATGAGCTATTACGTTTTTAGCAGCTTCTATACCTCCAACAACCCCGCTACCTGCGGCGCAACCATTACAAGTTTCTAATCCCTGAGCCTCAATAGAATATTTAACAATAATATGATCATTGCTGTATCTATGATTCGAACTCATGCTAGAGCTACCAGAAGGAGAATATGTTTGCAGAGCAGTCTCATCTATGGAGATAGAAACATCTTCCTTTAAGCTTCTCAAATAATTATCACCTAAAGCATATCTACTCGCTATGGCTGGATCTGGAACCACCAATTCTGCACCACTGTTTCGTGCCACAGCTAATTCTATGGTATATGGTATGATATTATACCAGTTACTTTGTTCACCCTGTGGAAATGAGTAGCTTTTAATCCAACCTGTTCCACTATTAATAATAGCAGTATCTCCACACTTAATAGTAATGTCATCTATGCATTTGTGTTGTGATGCTAAGGCAGTAATTTTGCTAGTAAGTTTATTTGCTGTATCTGTAAAATTGCCTCCGTGAAAAACACCTTCTAGCGTAACATTCATAATACCGCCAATAACAAAAGCTCCAGTTTTGTACGTTTCTATATTCATAGAAACTTTTGGGGCAGGATCAAATGTCATTCCACCAAAAGATATAACCGTACCACTACCTGGTGGATCTGTTAATATGGTATATTCAATCGAGCTATCATTTAAGTTAGATATTTGATGTTGCATAATTTTAACTCATGTATTTCAGTATATCAAGTTGACCATTACTAGCCGTTTGTATAGCACCTGCTATCTTTCTACCAAATTCTTGTTGCATAGCCTCTCCCATTCCTGTTAGTGCTTTCATATCATCTGGACTAAATGATACATTTACTGTTGTAGCACCTGCAAGAGCTAATTCTACCTGTTTAGCACCACCTTGATCAGCTGCGGCCGTGGGTGCTACTGGTGCGGCTGCAGGAGCTGGTGCTGCCTGAGCTGGGGTTGGCGTTCCTAAAGCAGTTGGAATAGCGGCGGCAACACTAGCTCCACCAGTTGGGACTGGAGGAAGGTTTCTTGTGGCACTATCAGCCATTGCTTGTGCCTCTGGAGTAACCATGCTTCTCCCAAAAGCAATTTCATCAGCACTCAGACCTAACGCTCCACCGGTTGGAACAGGAGGAACAGCCACTACGCCATTAGCAGGTGCAGGAATTTGTTGACCACCATTTATTTGTTGTAGTTTTTCTTGCAGTTTTGTAAGTTCATTTACAATACCGTCGATAGTAGGAGCAAGTTCACTGGTGGCAGTATCTATTTTACCCATACTATTTTTGATGTTTTCTGCAGATTCTGTTTCTAGAGCAATTAATTTAGTCATAGCTTCTTCACGAATCTTTGCAGCCTTTTCATAGGCAGCAATCTCTTTCGCCATAATAGGATCTTGTTTTTTGCCCGCTACATCCGAAGCTACTCCAGCAGCAAATGGTGCCATTTCTGCACCTAGGCCCATAGAGGCTCCAGCACCACCAAAGAATTTTTCTTGAAGCTTAGCAAACTGTTCTTGTGGAATCATGCCTTCTAACTGACCTAATAATGCACGACCTTGTCCAATATCCATTTGTCCACCACGCCCACTTAATACTCTGCTCAGTGACTGAGCTTGACCAATAAACTCTAATGCCTTGGTTGGATCGCTCACAAGATCAAGAGCAGTATCAGACTGTGCTTTAAGTTGTTTATCTCTGTCTGCAATTCGTTGTAGGGCAGCATCGGCTGCTGTGGTATCATTCGCCAAAAATTCTAATGCTTGTCTAGATTGATTAATAGACTTATTTAGTTCTGCAAACTCGCCAGATGTCATAGCCGCCTTTAGTGCGTCTGGACCTTGACCTTCAGCCTCTTTGATCATCTGGTCTCGTTTAGCCAAATCTTCTTGCATCTTATTAAAGATAGCGTTGGGATCAGTAATGCCCCCAGTTAAACCTTTAACTCTAGCTTGACTAGCTGCTGTTGCTTCTCCAGGAGTAAGCTTAAATCCTAGTGCTTGTTTAAGATTATTAGCTGTTTCAATACCAATTTGCTCTCTACGGATTTCCATGTCCGTAATCTTCATTAACTGTTGTGTATATTTGTCTGATTGTTGAGCAATCGCCTTGAGTGCTTTGGCAGTAAGCATAGCCTGCTGGCGTAAAAATTCTTGGGCCTGCTTGGCTTTTTGTTCCATAGCCTGAGATGTTTGTTTGCCTTCGCCGCCAGTAGAAACCATACTTCTGGCAGTTTCTCTTGCGAAATTCTCAGCAAAATTCGGGTCCGCCATTGGGACGCCCTCAAAACCTTCAGCAATAATCTTTTCTAAATCAGCTTGACTAGGAGCGTCTTCACCTTGCATCGCAGCTTCAAGAGTAGGCTTGAGTCTGTCTAATACTTGTTGTCCCTGAACAAGATCAGCAGCCTGCTGAACAGCTTCACTATCACCCATTGTGGATGTAACACGAGCAAGAGTTTGACTTACTTCTTCTGGACTAAAGGCCTGCATATTACCAAGAACTTGAACATCTCTTTCAAAATTAGCAGCTTGAATAGCGCCAGTTGCAGTCGCACTACCACTTCTTGCTGCGGCAAAGTCATCAGATTGAGCCACAATAAGATCAATACTATCTGAAATGCGTTTCATAGCACCACTAGCTCGTGTCATTACAGCCGTAATGGCCGCAGTAGCTTTTTGGAATTGTTGAAGATTTCTAGCAAGTTCTGCCGCAGAAGCTGCTGCCATATCAGTGGCACCAATTTGTTTTTCAATCTCTCCGCTAAAATCATCAATAGACTTTTCTCCAGATTCTATAGCTCTTATATCATTCTGTAAGGTTTGTTCTGCATTTGCGCGAGCAGTACTACCTTCTGCTAATAAATCAATTTCTTTTTTCCTATTTGCTATTAATGCATCTAGCTTTAATGAATAATCTGCCTGAGCAACAGCTGCATCTGCGGCTGCTCTGTCTGTATCATTTAACGTACCTAGAAACTCTTCAACGGTTTGTCCAGCTTTGATGTCAAATCCTTTAGCAGCTAATGTTTCTTGACGTCTTTGTTCTTGAGTGAAACCACCAGAGGCTTCAGTGGATGAAGCTATACCACCCTTACCCATTCTTCTTCTAATTTCAGATTGCGATAATCCTTCAGCTCTAAAATCTCTCAATTGTGAAACTTCTCTACCAGCCAAAGGGCTTCTTAATCTTGCTGACTGACCTCTCTTAATTGCTGCGTCTGCTGTGTTTCTGAATCTTTCTTGAGATGCGGCTTGTTGTCTTGCGACTATTTCTGGGTCTTCATACAGGGCCTCACTTGCTGCCAATCCGAAGCTACCTGCAAAAAGTCCTATATTACCTAAAGTATTTAATATACCGCCGCCACGACCTCTTCTGCCTCCTCTCGCTTTTGTTGTTCTTCTTCCAGACCTACCAGCTTCTACGGCTCTACGACCTTTAGCAAATTTAGCTCCTGGTTTCGCACCTCTTCTTCCAAAAGCTAATCCACTAGCAAGCAAGGTACCACCAGCAGCTAAGGCTGAACTAGCATTGTCGCTAATGGTGCTCCAAATACTAGAGCCTGTTTTTGCTGCTTTGTCCCAGGCGTTTTTTGCAAAACCCGTCGTGTTGGTCCATGCTTTTTTACCATAATCCGCAACAGCCTCAAAAGCACCTTTTGCTCGTTTAGCAATAGCTGGACCAAATTCTTTTATAGCTTTCTTAAGACCCGCTTGTGTTGCATCAGTACCTAGCTGTGCAGCTACTCCTCCACCAGCAGCAACAGGAGCACCAATACCAGTACCATATGTAAGAGCTTGCACGCTATCTGTGACTAAATCAATAGTGCCAAATAAAGCATCTATACCAGCAGAAGTTACGTCACCACGTTGGAGATTGGTATACGCAGAAGCGTAATCTATTCCTGCTCCAGCAAAAGGAACTAAACCAGCTGCAGTAGATTGCGCGGCAAAGCTGGCTACATTAACAGCTGTGCTATCACTGGTCATTGTTAAAGCGTCACCAATAGCACCGCCCCATCTTTCGCCAGATTTTTCAACATCTTTACCGGTTTTATCTAGACTGTCTGATGTTTTATTTAATGAATCAGCAACTCTATCTGCCGCCCTAACAAGGTTGCCACCAGTGGCACCAGCAAGACCACCACCTTGTAAATATTGAACACCGCCACCAATATAACCACCCTTACTTTTGTTGATAGCCTCTAATACGCCAAGATTTCTTGCTGTAGCATCAGCATTGACTACGTATTCTCCCTTTGAAAGCATTGCAGGAATAGTGTCTGTGCCTTTAGGTTGATAATCTACCAGCATACCATCGTTAGCATAAACAACACCACCTTTTGAGAATCCTCTTCTGCGTCCTCCACCACGAAATTGACGAAGTAAAGCCAAGGCGCTGATGGCTTGTATTAAAGCGTTGCTAAATATACCAGCGCTACGACCAGCTTGTGCTAATTCAGAATTAAATTCGGCATTAGCTTTAGCTGTGGCATCAGCAGCTTGTGCATTTGCTAATGTTAATTCTTTTAATGCGGCCCTTCTTTGTTGTTGAGTTTCGGCAGTTGAATAGTCTTCTTGGGCTCGCTCACGAGATACGTTTGCGGCGGCAGCTTCTTGTTGAAATTGTGCTGCCCTAGCCTCTACGCCACCAGCAATACCGCCAGAGACTGCACCTCCTAAAAATCCCAAACCGCCTATAGCAGCAGCTCCTCTTCTACCAAAGCCAGCTTGTTGTGCTGCAACCGAAGCACTAAGGCCCTGACTAGCGCCTTGTTCTAAAGCGCCTCGGAAAGTTTGGAATTCTTCACTAGCAGCTACTGCAGAATTATTTAGTCTATCAAAAGTTTCTACAAGCTTATCTATTTGTGGTAAAGCTGCACTTAGACCAACTCCTAATGTGCCAACTGCACTGCCAGTTTTATCATTAAGTTTTTCTATTGCTGCTGTAAGTTTTTGAAAAGCACTTTTGGTTTTAGCTGCCTCTGGAAGTACTGTTGCATTAAATCCCCCAGGTTGAGTAACCATTGAACCTGGATATCCAAGTCCGCCAGGAGCAGCAGCTTTAGAGGCTCTAGGTTTGTCAGGCTTATCAAGACCCTCAGCTTTCTTAAAGGCTTCAAATGCTTCTTTTGTGTCTTTAATTTCATCTCTAAGAGCCTTCTCTGCCTCGGCAATTTTATCTTTATCGCCACTTGCACGAGCTTTATTAACCTCATTAATTAGATATTCTGTAGCTTCTACTGCATTTTTTTGTTCCTCAGCACTTGCTCCAGCAGTTACAAAAATATCTTCCAGTAAAGCCCCAAGACCTCTAAGATTTGCATCAATCTTATCAATAGCTGACTTAAGAGATGGATCTACCACACCGCCACCAATAGGAGGCTGAACTCCACCACCTCCCACAAATCTTTGAACAACACCACCCTTATTAAATCCTTGTATTTTATCAGC